AACAAGATTGACCGCATCCGCGAGCTGCACGATTGGTGCCGCCGCAAGTGGGTCTTCCTCGGGGCCGATGTGCACCCATTCGTCACGCAGGCGCTCGCCTATCCCGAAGTGAACCATGATGATGTACTAGACGCGGGAGCGCGCGGCGTGCATCATTTCCTACAACACAGGGAGTTGCCCCGTGCCGGGTAGGATTGAGGGACCTAACCCCGAGGAGGAGCCGTGGCCTGGAACTCAGCCGCACATCCCCGATACCCCAATGGGCGGTTCCGACCCAAGCTCTCTCAGTCGGTCCGCGTGTCCCCGATCTCCGTCAGCTACAATGCCGGATTGCGGGTTCCGATCGTGCCAGGCCGTGCCAACTTGTATGTGGGCGCTCTTGCGCGCGTTGAGCGCGTTGGAGGAAAGGGCCTGTTCCAGCGACAGATCAACACCGGCGTCAACAAGTTCTTCAAGTACGCGGGCGACCCGGAAGGGAAGTCCAATCTGGCGCAGCTTCTCAAGGGCAACGAGATCAACACCCGCGGCGGGTTCCGAGTCCAGGGACCGTCGGGACTGATCAACTCGCCAACCTTCCGCGTCTCCTCGACCGCAGCGAGCCGCGAGAAGGGGCTCCAGTTGCGCGAGGGAACGCGTCCGCCCCGGCGCCGGACTCGGGCACGCTCCCGGTCCGCTGCTGTGCCCTCGACCATCTCATCGGGCATCGTGGTGGCGAAGCCGAAGGCGTTGCCCCGCGGGCGGAAGCGCGTGAGCCGAACCAGCGTGGGGCGCGGCCGTCGGGTGCGGCGTTGATCGATGGGATACGCGACTGGTGGCGACGTCGTCTCTGGCTCCGTTCCGCGCTCCAGCAGTGGCGGGCGGAAGTCGACGAGGCGCCTATTGCCTGGAGTACTGAAGACGTCCTCAGGAAGTGGGAAGCGCAAGCCCCGCCCCAAGCGGAAAAGGACGTGACAGATACCATATAGGTTGTGACCTGGCAACCTATGAATGACGTGCTCGCCAAGGCGCTCGTTTCTGAGGCGCAGGCGGCAGCGCCAAATGAATGCTGCGGGTTCGTGATGGCAGGCTGGACGTACATACCAATCCAGAACTGCCACCCGGACCCGCAGCGGCATTTCCAGATGGATCAGGCGGCAATGCTCGCGCTCCTGACCGACAATGCGCACGAAGTGCTCGGCATCTACCACTCGCACCCGCGCGGAGCGAAAGAGCCAAGCGGGTACGACGTCGCAATGATGCAGAACTACACGCCGCACGGGTTCCGCTTCTGGATCGCGACCTACAACAACGTCTACGAGTGGAGCATCGGCGATGACAAGCCCCGCCCGGTCCGACGGGACGGAACCCTCGGATCAGATCTGGCTTACCCGGTACTTGCGACTCCAGAAGCGCTACGACGTCAAGGTGAATGAGCGGCTCGCTGCCGCGATGCGGGATATCGAGCGCGACCTGGACGGCCTGGAGAACGGCGGCATTGGATCGGTAGTCCGCGACATTCAACTGCGGCAGGCGATGACCTCGATCTCCGGCACGCTGTCGGCATTCTGGAACGCGATCGGCGACATCATCCAAGCCGGGCAACAGGACGCCGCGACCGAAGCGCTCCGCACCAGCTTTGACTGGGAGGAGGTTCTGCTCCGGCTGAACATCACCTCCGCCAAACGCAAGGCCATGCGGGCTAGCCTGATCTCGGCCGGGAGCTTCAACGTTGAGGCGATGCTGGCGCGGATCTACCGGACCCGGCTGCCGCTCTCCCAGCAGGTCTACAAGACCGCCGCGCTTACCGAGGGCTGGGTCGAGTCCCGGATCGACAAGGCGCTGGCGAAGGGCGCGACCGTGGCCGAACTGGCGCGGGAGGTGCGCGACTTCATCAACCCGAAGACCCCTGGCGGCGCGACCTACGCCGCGCGTCGGCTCGCCCGCACCGAGATCAACGCCGCGTACCACGCCGTCACCATTGACCACTTCACGGATAGCCCCTGGGTGGTCGGGATGCAGTGGCGCCTGAGCGGCAGTCACGGCCCGCTCGACGTCTGCGACTCGATGGCGCGGAATAACCACTCCGGGCTCGGCAAGGGCGTCTTCCCCCGGGACGCCGTACCGCCGAAGCCGCATCCGCAGTGCCTTTGCACGGTCTATCCCAAGATGATGGACCCCGGGCGCTTTTCCAACACGTTCGCGCGCGGCGAGTTCGACAATTACATAAGCGCCACGTACGGGTCCTAAGCCTGGCTCCGGTATCCTTTAGAGGTCAAGTCAGGGTACCATTCAGGAGGACCATTTAATGAGCACGATGCTCGCCAAGGAGCGGATGAACCGCGTACTTGGTATCTCGTCCACCGGCTTTCCCATCGTCGACATCTGCGGCGCAGAGCCCGACGACAACGAAGGCGACAACGGCAAGGCGCCCGAGGGCGGTAGCGGCGACGGCAGCGGTTCCACCGGAGGCACCGGGGACGGCGGCCAGGTCACCGAGCCGCCCAAGGTTGTTTCGCTGGAGGAGCACGAACGCATTCTGGCTCGGATGCAGGCGGCCGACAAGGCCAAGGGCGAGTTCGAGAAGAAGCTGCGGGAGATCGAGGACAAGGACAAGTCCGAGGTCGACAAGCTCAAGCGGGACTACGAGGAGATGAAGCGGGAGCTGGACAAGGCGAAGCAGGAAGCTTTGTCGGCCAAGCTCTCCAACGAGATCCTCAAGTTCCCTGGGTTCGTGTGGCACGACCCCGAGGCTGTGCTGAAGCTCGTGGACATGGACGCCATCGAGGTCGATCCCGAGACCGGGACCGTCAAGGGTGTCAAGGACGCGCTGACCAAGCTGTCGCGGGACAAGCCCTTCCTGCTCAAGGGCAAGCAGGGCGACGAGAAGAAGAACGAGAAGGGCAGCGGCACCATCGGTGCCAGCGGCCACAACCCCGGTGGCGGGGGCGACACCAGCGACAAGAACAAGGCGCGGGCCGCACTCGTCAACAAGTACAAGCTCCGATAGAGAGAGGCAGGGAACCGCTCGTGGCTCGTTACGACAAGTACGACTCCAAGATGTCCGGCACTCGTGCATTCCTCGCGGCTGACTGGTCGCCGAGTGACCTGGAAAAGGTCGTGGGTGTCGGTCTCAACGCGTCTGGCCAGATCGTCAAGGGGGCCGGGCAGACCGGCATCATCGGCGTCCTGGTGCTGACCCGCGTCATCAAGGCGGGCCGCGAGCCGGTCGACCCGATGAAGCGCGGCGAGATCGTCCAGTTCGACGTGCAGGGCCGCCCGAACGTGGCGCTGGCCGCCGCGGCGCCGGGCACGAAGTACTACGTCAACGCCACCACCGGCGCGGTGCAGGTTGCCGCCACGGGTGGCATCTACATCGGCCACACGGTCGAGAAGGGACGCCTGGTCGTGAGCATCGACGAGGGCGCGGCGGTGGGTGCCTGATGAGTGCCAAGACCCTGAGCCGCGACTACGCCAAGTACTCGCTGGAGATGAACCAGGAGTCGGTCTCCAAGCTGACCGTCTTCGAGGGGCCGACCGCGGGCACCGCGGCGTCCGCCAAGCTGCTCCGCACGCTGGGCTACCTGCCGGGGATCGAGGGCGCCGAGGTCGGCGGCTACCAGACCCAGGGCGACATCATCCAGGCGACGTCCGACGGCATCGACCTGAACGCGCTGTGGGCGGAGTTCCAGACCGTCCTCAACATCTACAACGAGAAGCGCGCCAGCCTCGTCGCGCTGATGACCTTCCCGGTCAACCAGCTCATCGAGACCGTGCCCCAGGGTGGGGAAGCCAGCTTCGAGATGGCGTCCGAGTTCGGTGAGCCCAAGGCTCTCCGCGCGGACATCAACTACTTCCAACTGGCGTATGACTTTCACGATTACGACCTGGCCACCAGGTACACGTGGAAGTACCTCCGGGACGCGGACGCGCGGCAGGTCGAGGCGCTGCACCAGCAGGCGCTCGGCGCGGACAACCGCCTGATCTTCAAGAAGGTCATGGAGGCGCTGTTCAACAACGCCAACCGCGACGCCGACATCAACCGGCAGAACTACACCGTGTTCTCGCTGTACAACGGCACGGACGGCGCTGTCCCGCCGAAGTACAAGGACATCACGTTCGCCTCGACGCACTCGCACTACATGGTGTCGGGCAACGTGGTCGTCGACTCGGACGACCTGGAAGACCTGTACGAGAACATCGCCCACCACGGGTACGGGATCGAGCAGGGCACCACCTTCGTTCTCCTCTGCAACCGGGACGAGATCAAGGAGATCCGCAAGTTCAAGGCGGGCGTGGTGAACAACAACGGCGCGGAAGCGACGTTCGACTTCATCCCGGCCGACGGCCAGCCCACCATGATCGTGCCGAACGAGGCCGGTCTGCTCGGGCAGCGTCCGCAGTCGTCCTGGAACGGTCTCCCGGTCATCGGCTCGTACGCGGGCATCCTGATCGTCGAGGAGGCGTACATCCCCTCGGGCTACATGGTCATGCTGGGCTCGGGTGGCGAGGGCGACCTGCAGAACCCGGTCGGTCTCCGCGAGCACGCCAACCCGGCGTACCGCGGCCTGCGCCTGCTGCCGGGCAACCAGCAGCGGTACCCGCTGATCGACTCGTACTACGCGCGGGCCTTCGGCACCGGCATCCGCCAGCGCGGCGGTGCGGCGATCATGATGATCTCCAACGCCGGTTCCTACACGCCCCCGACCCAGTACGCCAACAACGGCGTCCTGGTCGCCTGAGAGGGGCTGACATGAGCAGGCAGATCGACCTCAGCGTGAAGCTGAACGACGAGGATCGCGCGTACCTCCTGTCGCGCGGTCGGCGGCACCAGGTCATCGTGAATGACCGGCAGTTCGCCAACGAGGAGGCTTCGAGTCCCGCTCCCCAGGACTCGAAGACGTCGGAAGACCCCGAGTGGGCGGACCAGGTGAACGAACTCACCACCGATGAGCTGAAGGACGAACTCAGCAACCGGGGTCTCGCCACGACGGGCAACCAGGAGACGCTGCGCAAGCGGCTGATCAAGGCTGGCCCGGAAGAGGGCTGACCGACGGCAGGGAAGCGGGGGCTGGCTGGGCATGCCAGCCCCCGTTTCTCATGAATGGAGTTGATCATGGCATTCACAATGCGGACGGTTACCGAGCCGTATAACGACCCGGATGGTTCGCCGTCCGAAGGCTTTGTCCTGTTCTGGCCGTCCTCCGTCATGACCAACGGTGGCACAACGGCTCCCTCTCGGGTCCGCGCGGATCTCGGGTCCGACGGCGTTATGTCGACCATCATCGCCGCGACGGATGACGTCGGTACTTCCCCAATCAGCGCCTTCTACATCGTGGAAGAGCACATCAAAGGCGCGCCGATTCGTCGGTACTCCGTGGAGATCCCGAACGCGGGCTCCGGCCCGATCTCGCTCTCCTCCCGGCCCGCCATCGAGTTCCCGCCCGTGCTCACGTTCTCAGCTCCCGGCCCGGCCGGTCCGCAGGGGCCACAGGGCGACGAAGGACCGCAAGGCCCGGTCGGCGAGACTGGCCCGCAGGGGCCAGCCGGACCGCAAGGCACCGTCGGGCCGCAGGGTCCGGCCGGTGTCTCTGGGAACCACTCGACGCTGTCGAACCTGAGCGCCGACGACCACCCGCAGTACTACAACCAGACCCGCGGCGACGCGCGGTACGCACTCGCCGCAGCCACCACATCCGCGCTCGCCGGGAAGCAGCCCGCGGGCTCGTACGCCGACGCGGCGCACACGCACCCGCAGTCCGACATCACCGGGCTCGTGGCGGCGTTGGCCGCGTTGCAGGCGCGGGTGATCACAACGGTCACGCGGTCCGCGAGCTACACGGCGGTCGCCGCGGACGTCGGCAACGAACAGCTAATGGACTCGACGTCGGCGATGAACTTCACGCTGCCGCAGAACTCTGTGGCTTCCATCGCCATCGGCGAAGAGATCCCGGTCCGGGCGGGCAACACGGGCATCGTGACGTTCGTCGCGGGCTCCGGCGCCACGCTCGTCTCGCGCGGCTCAGCGTTCAAGATCGCAGG